AACCGATTTCTTTTCCATATTAAAGTAAACCTGCGAAATATTCTTCTGTGTGATATTTACTACTTGCTATAGAATGGAGAGCTTCTTTTCCTTCAGGAGTTTCTGCTTCATTTTCGTCTATAAGATACCATTCAGAATAAGGTACTTTATAAGCTGCTTCTATCAGCTTCTTGTCTTTTTCTGTTAACATATTATTTAATCATTTGACTTTGACCACTCATTCAAAGCGTCCCATCCTTCATCGGAATTATCGAAACCAAGAGCGTGATGATTAAAGAAAACCATATCTCCAGTACCATCTCCCCACCAGTCAGGAAAGCTTGCTACCATATCAGTACCAGTTGCATCGATCTTCTTGGAGATACCGGACATAATTCCAGAGATCTGACGACCAGTAAAGTGACCTCCGGCCTTGGCATCATTTGTACAAGCACCTAGTCCCCACTCATCTTCATCTTTACCGAAATTAACTTCTGAATCTCCCCATGCTCCATATCTCCAAGCATCTTTAAGGACCTGAATCTGCTTCTCTGTAAAAATCTTTGAAAGGGCTTCTGTAATCTTATTCATATTTTTAATATTTATTTATTTTACATATATAATATAGAAAAAAAGCTAGGAATTTCAAATTCCTAGCTAATTTTTTTAATATTATTTGTTATTTAATTAAATATTAATTTTGCTTCTCTCATTACATTTGGTTTTGAATCTGAACTATGCATAACATTTCTCATATCATCTTTACCATATTTATCCCTAAAATGATCTTTAATTTTATCCATCTCTTCAATTGGATCTTTTGAACCTTCATAACCCCAAATAGATGCTTCAATATATCCTTTCATATATTCACAAAGGTCTTTATAGAAATCTTTATCTTTATGCATCTTATAAAGTTCTTTTATTTGCCAATCACTAAGTTGTTGTTTGTTAGTGTGATCATACATTTCAAAACCTTGTTCCTTAATATAATCATAAATTTCTTGTGTATAATCTAAAAATCCAGGTTTGATTATTACAAAGGCTTTAGTAGTTTTAGGTGTATTGATATGTTCAAATAACCATTGAGATATTTCTTTCATAATTCATTTAATATTTATAATTAAAAATAATTTATCCAATACGTATAATTCCATCTTTATGTAATTGGTGTTGAATATTCTTGTCTAATGAATATCTTACTTTAACATCATAATAACCTTTTTGGTAAACATTATTATTTTCTGGGAATGATATTAAAGCCATATTTTGATTAGAATTGATTTTTAATGTTTGATCCATTCCTATTGATTTTGGTGTTATTTCCCATTTAGGTGAATTAAATATATCAACAGGTAGCTTATTATTGTTTTCTAATTTAGCTACTATCATTTTATCATTATCAAAATGGTTAACTCCATTGGCTTCTTCGAACATCATACGGTTAATCAAGAATTCATTACTAGATCCAACTAATTTTAATACATAAGGTGTGTTGTTTTCATAGAAATCATTTTCTTGATATATTGTAGATTCTATTACTTTATAATCTTTAGAAATCTTTAAGTTACTATTATTGATGTTCTTAGATATAACTTCTTTAGATATAAATACACCATACCAATAATCATAGTCATGCATTAAATAGAAGTCATAATCAAAGAATTTCTTTAAATTGATTTTTTGTTTGATTACTTTTACATAATTCTCTTCTACAAAATAATCAGGTAATTTAATCTCTTCTAGATTTTCGGTAATTATACAATCATTATCTTCATTAATAGGAGTACTGTCTATTATATATTTATAAACATGACAATCATAAAAATCTATGTATGTTTTAATACTGAAATCATATTTAATCAAATTAACCAAATTATATTTATTGAATTCTGACAAACTATTAAAATATGCTAAAATATCTTTATCATTAACTTGTGTATATTCATAATAAACATCTCCATTAGTAATTAAAATAGTGTTATTATGTAAATCTGTATTAAATATAATTTTTTGACAAGTAAATTGATTGTTATTTGACCATTTCAAATAATTTTTTTCAATATTAAATAACTTTTCTATTTCATATACAGTACCAGTATTTTCTTCATTTATTTTTCCATTTTCATCTCTTTTTGTAGCAAGATAATCTATTTCAAAAAAATCATTATATAATTTTACTTTATCATCATCAGTATTATCATCATAAACATATTTATTACCATCAATATTGATTTCTATGAATTTATTAGAATCTGATGATGGAATATATTTTAATTGTGAATAACTATTTGTTAATTTACTTGAGAATATTTTTGGTATAATATATCCATCTATAAAAGTATTTTGTACATTATTTTCAACAACAAAACTCATTTGTATAGATTTTATATCATCAGTCATCAAAAATTCACTATCTTTGTATTTAAGAATTTCATAAGAATTTTCTTTCAAAATAAATAAATTTATTGATGCTCCATAAATATTAGTCTCCCAAGTTAATGTATAAATGTAATTTTTAATATAATTAAATTTATTAGTTATAACATATTTATAAATGCCATTTTGTGTTGTATTTAAGTTATTTACTATACCTTTAATTGTATTTTCTCCATCTTCTAATTCAATTTTTGTGTATGATTTATAAATTATTGGATTTAAATCTTCTTGGTTTTGATATTGATATATAACATAAACTATATCGTCATCATTAAGACCAATAAATTTAGAATCTAAAATATTGAAATCTATTTTATTTAAATTAGTATTTGTTTTACTATATATAATTTTATTAAGTAATAATGATTTTTTATTATTAAATTTATCATACATTTTTGTTAATATTCTTGAGTCATTATTTCCTTCATCAATATAGTGTTTAGTTTTAAAATCATGATAAATATCTTCTAGAATAATACAATTTTCCGAATTACAATCAGAGAATTGAGACATTAAATCATATGCATATTTAATATCTCTTTCATAAAATATCAAATATTTAATATTATTGTCATAATTAACTCTATATAATCTTGCCGAACCACGATCTACTAATAATTCTCCTGCATCATTATTTACATCTAATGAAGATTCTAATCTATCTAAATTAAGATTTTCAGTACTTGTTCGATAATAATCATAATTATATACATATAATCCAGGTTGTTCGGCTTCTATTATTGTTGAAATTCTATTATCTAAATATTGTGAATTTCCTTTACAAAATATTTTTATACCTTCAAATTTTCCATTTAATAATTTAGTTATATTAATAGCATAATATTCATCATATCGTTTTCCAATTAGATAATCAGTATTACCTATTTTTCCAAAACCATAAGGTATAATATCTAATTTATCAATTATATTTTTTGACAGATCTAAACGACTTAAATATTCATCAGAAACATTTAATGTTATTTCTTTTTCTTCACCAACTTCTTCATAAACAACAAAGATTTTAGTTATAGTACATAATAATTTAATATCTAAGTTGCCATCATTGTTTGAAGAATTAATTCTATACAAATCGTAATTTGTAATTTCATCTAATATTGAATATTGGCCGTTTAATGGATTAATCTTGATATATTTAACATTTAAGATAAATTTATTTGTTTCTATTTCACCAGTTTTATAAGTTACGGTAATATTATCAGAATTTCCAAATTTTTCATATTTAATTTTTTGAACATTATTATTAATCCATTTATAATCACTTGGTAACTTATCTTCAATATGAGTAAAATCTTCGATATTATTACAAATTATTTGAGCTAAATTTTCTTTTTTATAATTGATTTTAATATTACTACCAATTATATTTCCTAATGAATCTTGATAATATATAAATTGTCCTGGTATTTGTATTGCTTCTAAATTTCCTAATATAGGTTTTATTTTTGAACCGAAACTCCAAGGATATTTTTTATGAGAATCTTTTTGGTTGATATAAAAACCATACAAATCTAAATATTTTGAATCAATATTTTCACTCCATAAAGCTTTTCCCTTCAAATAAATTTTCTCATCTAAATCATTATGAGAAAACATAATACCATTTGCACTTAATTTTACATTACCAAATATTGTGCTATTAAATATATTCTTATTGATTTGATTGTTCTTAAATATATTAAATATTAAAATATTATTAAGATAATTTTCATTATTGATATTTATCTTTTCAGTATATCTGTTATAAAAATTATTAATCTCTGGAACAATATTATATTTAATTTCTTGATTATAAATATTTTGAATTTCAATATGTTCATTATCTGTTATTGAATCAAGAGGTAAATATATATGACTTTTAATTCTATTTATACCACTTATACCATTTTGATTAATATATTGAATATTATATTTTCTTAAGTCTTCAACTATTTCTAACCAATCTTCAGCATTTCCAACAGTTTCTAAACCTGCTTCTGTATATAGTTCATGATAACGATTTATAATTTTATTACTATAACATTTATTATTATCTATTTTGAAATATATATATGATCCTAAAAATGTGTTATCATCATAATCTTTTCTAAAGAACATTTTATTAAAATCAAAATATCTATCTTCTCCTAAAATACATAAATCATCATTTTTATTAGCTAATAAATTATAACCTACTTTAGAAGGAATAAGTTTGAACAATGTATAATCTTCTTGTAACCAATCAGTATCAAAATAGATGAAGAATTTTTTATCAGTAATGAATTTACTAATATATATTTTTATTTTTTTGACTTTATTATCTTCATCATAATATTCGTAATCTATATATCTATTAAAATTACTAAGTTTCAATAATTCTCCATTATTACTTAAATATTTTAATGAATTCAATTTAATATAATTATCCAAATCTCTGAAAAAATTAATATGATTAACTTCAACAAATTCTGGGTGATACATAAATGAATTGAATGTAACAGAATTTGAAGTTAAATCTAACAATTGAGAAAATCTTGAATAGTAATTATCTGTAGTGCTATAATATTTATATTTTAATGTACCAAATTTCAAGTTTACATCCGGCATTTTAGTTTCGAAATCATATTTATACCAATGATTGTTAACTAATAATCTCAATGTAAATTTCTTATTAATGAAATAATTAATATCTTGATTATTGATATATTTAGGATATAATATAAATGAATTGTATACACTATCTAAATGTGTTTTATCTTGTACAAAATTAAAATGAGATTCATACATAACTTTACTTAATGGTATGTAGTTTATTCTAATTTTGTCTTTAATAGATATTGAATTACCTGTTTTTGGTTTAATTATAAAATCGTAAATTTCTGTTTGGTCAAATTTTAATTGAATATTTACTTTTGGTACGATAAATATTTCCCCATAAATATCATTTGTATTCATAGGGTTAAAATTGAATTGACCAATAGGTGGAATATAAATATACCAATCTTTATCAATATATTCTATAGGTGTTTCAGAAATACGTAAGTATTTGAAAACATTATGACCTTCATCTTCTTTAGTAACACTTAATTGATCTAATATATTAAATAAATTATTTATAATATTAGAATCATAATTTTTAAATTTATCCAAAATTTGTTGAGTTAAAGAAGCTCTATATAATTGAATATATTCACCATCATCTGTATAAACAAACTCTAAATTATAGTTTTCATTCTCTAAATCATAATATTTAGAGAAAACAGGTATTGCAAAATATGTTTTTAAGTATGTCTTCAATCCTTCTAAACCATTAGATATGATGTCAGATTTATTAAATTGATTCATTTCTGAAAATACAATTTCATAATTAGATAAATCTAATGGTTTTTTAGTTTGTTTACTTAATATATTGATGTCATAATACCAAATATTAATTGGGTGATTAAGAATATTTAATCTATATTGATTAATTGTTTCATTATCTAAACCTTCACGTTCTAACAATAATACACAATTAAAATATGTAGGTATGCTTAAACCATTACTATCTACATCATTATTAAATCTAATAGGTATACTTAAACATGTATCATCTATCTTGTAGAAAGTTTTTCCATTTTCTTTATCATTATAAGATTTATATTCATTAAAGTTTTCATCTACATAATGGATTTGGTGAGTAAAATATCTTACATTATTACTATCAAACTCAACTATATTTCTTTTAAATTCAATATTATCTCTATTATTTTCAAATGTTTCTTCAGTATTGATAATTGATTCAGTTCTTACTGTGTTGAAAACTTTATTATCAAACTTGATATCATTTGTAAATACTTGGTGTGCAATAGTTGCTGAATGAACTTTTAAGTGAATAGGTAAGAAATATGTTTCATAGTAATATTTCAAACATGATAATTTCAAACCCATTTCATAAAAAGTGAAATCATAATAAGGCTTCCAATATGTCCATTGGTCTTCATCATAACCAACTTTAACTGGAATTTCCTTTTTGAAAAGATTCTCTAAAATAGGTTTACCTTCACCAAAGAAACTACTTTCTTTATCTTCATTAAATAAATATCTTTCTCCTGTTTCTTGATTTTCTTTAAGCTTAATAGATACAAATGTACTGTTTCTAAAATACTTAAATGATTTAATCAAGTCAATCTTAAGATTAAACCAATCATGTACATATTGTTCTTTAATATCATTATCAGTTTTCATAAGTTTGGTTAAAATAAGATGGTCTTTATAACCAAACCATTTTAATGAATTATTTGCAGATCTAAAGTTACCTTGTTCTCCTTTGATATTCATAAAGTTAATAAGGTATTCTTTAAGCTTCAAATTATAAAGATCTTCATTAAACTCATCATTAAAGAAACTTTGTTGGTATACCGCTCTGAACATTTCTTGAGGTAATGTAATACCCATGTTTTGTCCATTGATTGTTAATATTTCATTTTCATCTTTGAATATTCCACCAACACTAATACTTGCCCAATCTTCTGTAACTGATTCATAATCTTCAGATTTATCTTTTATATGAATCAATATATTACTAATCCAAGTTCCTTCTTCTTTAGCTTTTCCTAAAATATATAAAGGAACTACTGCCATATTTGATCTAACCCATTGATTAGAATTCTCATAATTATTAGAAATAGTTAGAACATATAAATCATCATTAGTTAATGTATTGAATCTATAATTGTCTTTAGCATTTATATTATGAACAATATTTGAAATATTATCTGTCTCATTAACTAAGTTTTGTATATCTATAGGTTTTAATAACCAGAATTTATGTGAATCCATAGAAATAGTTATATCTACCAATTCATCAAATGACATATCCTCATAACTATCATAAGGTATTACAAGGTTTATAACACGACTATAATAATTATTAACTGATAAAGAAGAAGTTACATTATTATCTAACCAAAAGATATAATCATTTTCTTCAAATTCATGACCTATTGGCTCTTCAGAATATGAAGGTAAAGAAAAAACATGTCCACTATTATCTAAGAAATCCATCTATTATTTATATTATCTATTTAATATTTTAGTTATATAAAAATAAAAAAAAGAGCTTAATTTTAAGCTCTTGTTTATTGTTTTGTAATATGGTTGAAAGTTTTTAATTTATCTATGTACTTGAACATCAATATTAAACGTAAATCTATTAATTGTAAAAATGTCACAAATATTGAATTACCTTTAAATAAAATTTTAGGTAATACTTTATTCAATAACCCATTTTTAGCATAATCATATCTGTTATCACCATTAAAGGTATATTTCTTGAATGATTCTGTTCTATATTCTAAAGATTGTTTTATATCCATATCAACAAATTTGTGTTACTATTCCTATACCAGAAATTTCTTGTGGTTGACGATTTAATTTTGAACCATTATTGATTAAATCACGATTTTCATTTAACTTAAATCTTTGAATGTCACCTAATTTATACTTATTATAAATTTCCTTTTCAGCTTTAGATAATTTATTTTCAGGATTCAAATTATTTTCTAATATATCTCCATAAGTTGAACCCATATTCTTATTATATTGACCTATTAGATTAAATAAATTCATTTATTATACATTTCAATATTATTTTTAGAAAGTCTTTGTTTTAATCTATCAAATGCTTCTTCGGCAGTTACATTCTTTCCTGAAAGATACTCTTTACCATACCAACAACCTTCTTGTGTTCTATCAACTACTTCACCATTCTTTTCAAGATGGGCTCTAATAGATTGATATACTGATTTATCATCATTATATATGCAAATCTTTCTATCATCTGATAAATCAATATAAATTTTCTCTCCACCTTTAGGACATTTCATATCTTTTAATTTATCGGAAACTTCTTTGGCAGTTTCTATATAATCAGTTCTACCTTCTTGTAAATATATATTCAAATTTTTCATATTCATTAAATTGTATTTGAATTAAAGAAATAGTCAGCTGAATGTTGTTTATTACACCATTCATCTATCTTATCCATTTCTTGGTCAGCACTATCTTCAAATCTTGCATAGTTTATTGCAACATTACCAGGCATCTTATACTCAAATGTACCTAGAATTGTAGCCATTGATTTTTTACCTAAACAAACACAATATCTAAAGAAATAATAAAGTTTATATAAATCTTGTATTTTACATCTTAAGAATGTTTGTAATATAAGATTTGAATAACCTAATGCACCAAGTACTACTAAATCATTAGAATAAGCATTATAATTGAATGTTAATGGGCTTTCAAAAACAGCTTTATATGTTTGTACTTCATAAAGTGCTCCCATAACATCGGTTAAATTATATCCTGTACCACTACCAAATACATCACTTAATGTTCCACCACTGCCAAAAGCTAATGCTGAATTATTCAATATCATACGTTCAAGAGAAAAGTCTCCCATAACGGCATATTGGAAATTATCACTTGTCTTATAAACACCAAATACAGAAATAATTCTTGGTGGTAATTTAATAACTAAGTTAGGTCCACATTTATTGATATCGGGATTTCTAATACAATAGTATCTTTCTTCAATGGCACCATCATAATTTTCCCAGAAATACTGAGCAGCTTGAAGAATAAGTGGTGGAATAGCTGCAGCTGGAACAGGCAAAGGTAAAGCACAAGATTGTGTTAATTCTTGAACAATTCTTTGTATAAATTGATAATCAACTTGGTCTTCCCATTGTGCTTGAAGTTTCAATGCTTCCTCTGCTGATATGCTTTTTACACCATTTTGTTGAGTATTTTGTTGTATACAATTCATATATTATTCTAATAATTATTATACATTTATTAAAAATAATTAAAATATTCAAAACTATATTCATGAAACTGTATTTATAGTTAAAAAAATATAATTTCTAAATGACTATTTTAAATCAAATTAACAAACATTGGTTAATGTCAGATGTATTAAATTTAGGAAAGTATTTAACAGAACTTAATAAAATATATTCAAAAAATGATAAGCAGTCATTAACTGAGACTCTTAATAATTTTAGACAGATTTCAGAAGAATATAAAGATTTTAATGAAACAAAAGAAGAATTTAGTTATTCTTCTTATAATTTTTTAGAGTGTACAAAAGAAGAACAATTAAATTTCTATAATGACCAATTACAATTATTAGAGTGTCTTGTAATTAATAGTATTTATGAAAAACAAGGTTTGGTTTGGAACTGGGGAGATATTTATAAATTATTGATAAATCCATCTTATTCAAAAGTAGAAAAAGCAAATAGAAAAGTTGTATATTCTACAAGTGCTAATATTCGTCCTATAGGTAATGGGTCATTTAATATGTGGAATGGTTTGCAGATTATTGACCTTGATATAAAAAATGCAGAAATTACTGATAAACTAAAAACTGTTATTTTTGATGAACTTAAGAAATATAATTGGTTTTTAGGTATTTGTAAATCTGCTTCTAAAAAGGGTTTACACGTTTGGACTAAAATCACACCTTTATCTATAGAATCAAGTAACCGTAAAATTGAATATCTTTGTAATTTTAGACATAAATATTCTTATGTATATATTGTATTGACTAAATATATGCAAGAATTCAAATATACTAAAGAAAAGATATTTGAATATATGGATATGGCAATGGCTAAACCACAACAAGGTATTTTCATATCATCAGATGATAAAGCTTTAATGAATATGAATTTTAGAGATTTGCGTCTTGATGTTAATTTTGAATCTGCTTTTGTAAGTGGTGTAGAGTCAATTAACTGGATTTCTCATCCTGATTTAAAAGATATTTTCCATAAACTGGAATGGTTTAATACTGATAAAGAGACAGATGATATTGACATTGGTACAATTACTGGTATTAATGATAGAGATGAGTCAAAAAGTTTAGGTAGAAAACACTACAAACATGCTCAACGTTGGCAATTAGCAAATACATTAACATCTATATATGGATATGATGATGCATTAAAGATGATGGTGGAAATTTGTAAAGGTACAACAAAAAGAGAGCTTGCAGGTGATGTAAAGACTGCTTCAATACATAACAAACCAATTTCGACATGGGCTATAAAAGAATTGAATTCACAACACGGATTTAATCTTAAAATTAAGTCAGATGATTTATATAAGAAAGAAATTGAAAAACTTGAGGAGACAATAAATAATAAAGATGAGAATCAAGGTGAAGATCCAATTAAAGTATTAAATGATAATACAGAACATGTTGAACTTCATTTGAAAGCAAATCAATATCTTTCGGATATCAAGGATGATATTATGAAAAATCTTTCTCATATTACCTTGTTAGAAGCAGGTGCAGGATATGGTAAAACAGAAATGATTAAGTCATTAAAGGCAAAAACAATCCTTATATTACCATTCACATCAACTATTAAAGCAAAAGTTGAAGCCGATGAGAAAACTTCTGATTGGTTATATTATTATGGAAATAAGAGACCAACTTTAGATGAAATTCTTGGAAATAAAAATATGTCAATGACAATTGATAAATTTTCAAGATTGAATGTAATGGAATTAGACCAAGCAAATTTTGAATATATTGTAATTGATGAGTCCCACTTATTATTTACAAGTTCATATAGAGATGTTATGACACCAACTATTCAAAGATTGGCTAATTGTAAAGCAAAAATCATTATGATGACAGGAACACCAACTGGTGAGTTATTGTTTTTTCCAGGCATTAAACATATCAAAGTAATCAAAGAAGATTTCAGACAAAAAGAATTTGAAATTAGAACTGTCCCAACTAAGAATGAAAAACTTATTGAGATGGCTAAGTCAATGGCTAAAGATATTACAGAAGGAAAGAAAATTCTTTATCCAACTAATCGTGGTAATCTTTATTTTGAACAAGTTGTAGGTCTTATCCAAGAATTTCTTGATATCATGAAATATCCAAATAAAGTTAGAGCATTCTATTACAAGAAGTCTAATTATGGTGAAGAGACAATGGAGAATATTAATGTAGATAAAACAATTGGTAATAATGATATTGTATTTTGTACATCATATCTTTCTGTTGGAGTTGATATTTGTGATAGATATACATTTAGTGTATATTTTAATGAACCATGGATAGCTCAAGATATTGAACAGTTTGCAAATAGACTTCGTAATAATGATTTATTTGTTAAATTATTCTTAGAGAAAGAAGACTCTACAGGTTTTCCAATAGATTATTATCATCCTCATCCATTAGACTTATCAATATCTCAAAAAGATTTATTGATAGCAAGAGACTTGATTAGAACTTGTAATGATATGCTTGATCGAAATCAAGAAGAATCAAAATATAATCCACTTATTCAATCATTATTAGGTGCTAACAAGTATTTAAAATATGATGAGAATGATTGTAGATATTATATTGATGAGACAACATATAAACTTAGAGTATTTGAAGAAAGATATTCAGATTATTCAAAGCAATTACCAATGATGATTAAAGGTATGCAATATTATGGATATCATACAACAACAGTTGATAGTGATGAAAGAGTACCAGAAGATAAATTACAATGGTTGGAAGAATATCTTAAAGCATGTCGTCATCTTAGATTTGATTATTGGACCAAACAAACATTTAATTTCTTAGACCATCTTAATGATGGAAATATTGATACATATAAAGAATTATTAAAAGGTGACTATGCTATATTCAAAGATGATGAATTTAGAGAAGTTCGTGAAGAAAATAATCTTTATGTAGAGAGTATTGAAATATTAGAGAAAAATCTACCTATTGTCATCGGTCTTTATAGATTTTATGATTGTGATACTATTCATGATATATTTGATTATTGTGTAGATAAAAAGCAAAATAAAATAAATTATACTAAATTAAACCGTATTCGTAAATTTGTATTAATAGAAGTTAATAGACGTAAAAAGCGTATAGATTTTCCAGTATATAAATTTATTGTTGATGCACAAAAATGGGCTAAGCAAAATCCATCTGTAACTAAAGATGAGATATTACATTGGATAGCTAATTGGGCAGCTAAATATGCAAATACAATTAAAGATATTGTTGTTGATGATATTGATTTGTTAGAGCATATTTTTGATTTGATGCAAGAATTATTTGATGTAATTATTGTACATTCAAGACCAAAAAATGGAAAAATATCAATTAAACCATTTGAATTAATTTGGGAAAGAAAAGAGGATTTGGCAAATATCTATGGTAATAGAAATACAAAAGAATTCTTCTCTGAATTGATCGATAATATTGATACTAATAAACTTGAAAATGATGATGAAGAATTACCAGAATTACCACATACTGAAAAATTACAATTATCTGATGTAGAACCAGAATTGATGAATGTAATACATAGTCAATTTGGATATTTTGATTATTCTAAACTTGATGAATCTAATGATAGATTTATGAGAAAGCAAGAAAATACAAATGCATTAAAGGATAATATATTTGCTCAAATCGAAGATGATATGCCAGAGAATTTAGGAACTAAGAATAATCAACTTGAGATTGATTTTAATTAATTATTACTAATGAATTTAAATAAATTATAATATATATGAAGCGAGAAGTAATAGATCATTCACAAAAACCTGAAGATTTTTCATTTCTTTATGGTCAACGTACATTATATATATTCTACCAAAATCTTAAACGAGAGAATTATATAGTGATTTATGCTAATTCTTATTTAGAAGCTAAGAATTTATTATATTCATTTAATCCTTATGCAAGCTATGTATATAACCTAAATGAATATAAACTACAACATGTTAATGGCAAATATTTATTTGATATTTGTAAAATTGATCCTGATTGGAGTGAAGTTCCTGTATTTATAACAAAATCAAATTACAAGAAATTATCAAAATATATTATTGATAAACAATTTACAAATATAAATCATAATAAGGTTATTACTCAAAATCTTTTGAATAAAATGATACCATCAGAAAATAAACGTAAACCTTATAATTATTTTACAACACAAGAATTTGTAAATATGTTAAAAAATAATATGGAAGATAATGTTTCTATTAAAAAAGTAATAAATGAGCATTTGATAAATAAATATCCTTTATTAAAAACCCATATTATAACAAGAGGTAGTAATTTTGATTTATATACAAATTCTAAAGAACAAACAGAAGTGGTCATGAATAAAATGCGTGAATATGATAATAATATCCATGCATATTATAAGATTTATAATGAAAATTTCATTACAGGAACTGATATAAAATCTATTAGCAATTATAAAGAATTAAATAAGCAATTACAAGAAAATAAAAATAATTGTTCATTTAAAGATATTAAGACACCATTCTTTATGTTTGGGAATAATTATCAAGAATATAATAGCTATATGTTACCAAAAAAGGAGAACTAATAAGTTCTCCTTTTATTTTAGATTTGTTCTTTCAGAAATTATCTCTTCTCCATTTCGAATATCAAGTTTTGCATTCATCCTAGATTGTTTATTCAATCTATGTCTATCAAACTTATTCCAATATCCACGTGACCAAATAGTACCAGTATTTTTGTAAAGATGCATTGAAGGATCTAATGCTTGATATTCTTTCCAATTTTCTGCAGGTCTCCAATAGCGATGATTAATTTTACATCTATAATTATGTACAGGTAATTCTTCCTCAGTACATGGCACTACTGGTTGATGCCACATTTGATAGTACATTTTGACACGTCTATCCCAAATTACTTTATTACGACGTCTTCTCTCTGCTCTATTAATCATTTCTTGAATAATTTATTTAATATATTGAACTCTGTATTAGTAAATGTAATGTTTGCTTCCAATATTTTACTATATACAGAATCAAAAAGTTTTTGTTCTTTTATTTTTTCTTTTTTCTTTAATTCGCGCTCTTCAGTAAGTGTATGGCCAGTAATTCCTTTATAAGCGTTATCTTCAAATTCTCTCTTCCAAGCTGTAAAAGTAGTCTTGCCCTTCTTAATTGCTTCTTTTAGAGCTGCAACTTGCCCAGAACTTAATCCATAAGCAGACCCATACCACTTGCAATACAATGCTGCCATTTTGTCTTGCAAGTCATTGTACATTTTTGTATCTGCTCCATAAGACATATTTTGATAACGAGGAATATATCCATACCTGTCTACTTTAACTTCTTTTGCCATAGTACTCTTACTTATTTATAATAAATTC